GATGCCGTCACCACCGGCAACTTGTAATAATTGATTAAATGCAGGCTCCATATGCGCACGCATTGCGGTTGTTTTTTCGTCAGCGGTCGTACTAGGGTCCCTCATTATGTCGCCCAGTTGCCTCAAATTTGAATCAAGAGCGTATGTTGCCTCTTCCTTCTCTCGTTGCGTCTTGAAGGCGTTGGCGCCAGAAAGGACAATATCAGATATTAGGTCGTTTAATTCTGCTCCGGTCTTTTTCAGGGAGCCTGAGAACTTTAAAAGAAGGTCGTTGTATTTTATTGTTGGGTCATACAGGTCGACGCCAAGCGTTTTTGCCAGCTGCTCTAGCTCTGCTCCGCTCTTACCCGTAGCTCGTGATAATGCGCCGATTCTTTCGGTGTTTTGTTTGTCTATTCTCGACAACTGCGCTTCGATGAGCGGGTCTGATGTTTTCATGATATGTCGGATAGAGTTGGTTGCTCTGGCTTTTAGAGCGTCTCTCTCCTCTGATGTTAATTTTTTACCTGAATCTGTTTTGAAGTATTCGTCGAGTATGCCTTTGGCGTCATTAAATTCTGTTTTCCCATTACTCTCGTAACTTCCGCCACCAGCTGCAATGGCTGCCGTAATATCCTTATTGAACTGACCTAAAGTTTTTCCAAAGCTTGTCCCCAGGCCCAGCATTGCGGCATCTCGGCCCTTGAGGCTTCCGCCACCTTTTACTGTTTCTGCATTTCTCTGAAACTGCCGACCCGCTTTCTGGAGGTCAATCATGAAGAAGCTAGCCATGCTGGCGTCTATAATCTTTTTGGCCTTTTTTAACTTCTCTTTACCAGCATTCACCGCACCCATAATGCCTCCAACAAGAAGGCCCACTCCAGCACCTATCGCCGCGCCATAAGGTCCGAACATTGCGCCTGCGGCTGCTCCACCGGCTGCTCCAGCGAGTGCTCCAGCCTTCACTGACGTTGCCTTGAGCGCGGAGCCAATTCCTGCAACGGCAGCACCCAGCATGGGGTTTACTTGCGCAACCATTCCACCTAACGCAATTGCTCCTTGCATTTCTTCCGGTGCGTATTGGCTTGCCAGTCCTAGTCCCATACCGACGCCCATTTTCGCGCCCATACTGTTGTTAAACTTTTTTACTCCTCCGCCAAATTTGCTATCATTTCGTGAAATTCTGTTCATATCGCGACGATAAGACAGTCTTCCTCCAAGCTTCTTTAGGCCTCCTTGCTTATCGCTTTCGCCCCTTCTGGCTAGCAAAGCCCCACGTGCCGTACCTAAATCCTTGTACTCGCCCTTCTCTGCATCCCATGCCCCAGAGTTCATCTGAGCGAAACCGCCGCGAATGGCGCCAAAGCCACGTCTAGCGAGGTATTGCCCCCTATCGGCGACTCCTACGGCCTTTAGCGCGCCACGCTTTGCGCTGTTGGCAAGACCTTGCCCGATGCTTACCGTACGACCGTCATTCTTGAATTCTGCGGTCGAGCCTTTCTTCGCCATTATTGCTTTGACTAGTAGTTTTCTATCGGCGAAAGTATCACTCATTCTGGGTGCACCTGGTCCTTGCTGACCACCCCCCATTACTCCGCCGATTTGAGTACCAACAATCCCTTTTTGTGTAGCTATTTGTCGCAGCTCATCCATTGAGCGGGCATTGAGAGATTGAGTGGCCCTAAATTTTGCGCTCAGTGGGAGGTTGACATTAGGATTGACCGGCTTGGTCGTGCCGTCTGGATTTGTTATCTGACCCCTGTCCGCGTAAGGGTCTCTAGCGCGAGCTCCAGTGGCCGCATATACAACCCCACGGCCAATTCTGCTATCTATTTCTTTGCGTTTTACAATTCTGCCATCTATTCCGCTAAGAGCAACCTGATGTCGACTACCAGCTTTTGCGCTTCCAAAAAACTTCGAGTTCGGGTCGTTTGAAATAGCACGGAATTTTGAACCAGTGACCGACCCAGGCATGATTACTGGACTCGTCGCCGGATATCCGCTAGAAAGGGCCCCTCCGCCGCCCCCACCACGACCTGAGGCCAGCGATGACGTTGGGCCAGCCGGACCAAGATTTTTGCCACCAATAGAAACATTTTGAGCGTTAACGCTCATGGTCTTGACAGTTTGAACCCCTGGCATTAAACGGCCCTTTACGCCGCTCATTTTTTTACCTATAATCGAGAATGCCAGCAATGGTGCAAGGGCCGAAGCTAGTCCTCCGCCAGCCCCACCACTAAACATTTTGGAAATCATATTGAAGACGCTTGTTAGTCCAGATACTAAGTCACTCAAAAAGGGGAGCATATCCATGAACATCTTTTTAAGATTCATGAAGAATTTTGATAAAGAATCGATGAGCTCCCCAACACGTTCGCCGAATTCTGCAACTTCATTTTTGTTTTCAACAAGAAGGTCCTTGAATAAGGTCAGGTTTCCGGCACCTCGTTTAATTGCCTCCCACACTGGAGTAAAAGCTTTATAAAGCACCTTTGCGCCATCTATGAGTGGGCGAGTTTGCTCAAGGACCATATCCCAACCACGCTTGAATTTAGAGAACCAATCTCCAATTCTGTCGAACATGCCTAACGCGCCAGGGAGGTATTCGCGAATCATTTTCACGAGCCAATTAGATGCTTTTTCTATTCCGCCAGCAAAGCCGTCGATTATGCCCGTCGCCCCAAAACTATATGAAATAGCGCCCATTATGCGCTGCAAGTCTCTGCGTATTGTCCCGAATACCCTCTCAAATGAAGCCTTGAGTGGCTCCAAGAACTGGTCGCCAAAATCAGCAAACTCGCCACGCAATCGACTAAAGTAGCCCTTCATCTGGGAGATTAAAGTACCGTTTACGGCTTCAAACTGACCAGCGACACCGCCTTTGTCCGCCAACTGCCCGGACATCAGAAGTTCTTTAAATTGTTCCTTGGTTTTTATGGTTGTCCCTTTTAGGGCTTTTTCCATTTCTGGGCCAAGTTTTTTAGCTTCTGTTATTACGTCAGAAATACTCTTTTTACTGTTAGAAAGATTTTCGATAACAATAGATACTTGTTCTAGGCCCTTTGCGGGGTCTTGGCCCGCTGAACCAAAGTCCATCAAAGCCTTGATTGATGCACCGCTTTTATTTATTTGTGCGGTATTCATCGACTTGGACATGGTTCCGTAAGCCTTGTTGAGTGCTTCGACTCCGAGAGTCGCCAGACTTGCGTCGCTCTGTAGGTTCCGCATGCCCATTCTTGTCTGATTCATCGCTGAACCAAATGCAGGGGCTCCCTTGCCTCTGTAGGCATAAATGGCGGCCTGCTGCTCCCTGATAGCGGCGCTCGCTGCCGATATTGCGACGACTACCCCCGCCGCACCAGCAGAAAGCATTTGCATCGCCCCCCTATATGCTTTGACAAGTAATTGCCCAGCTGCAAATAGTGCGTGGACTCCTATCATCGCAGCTCCAAGGGCTGCCATTTCTATAACGACACCCTTGATAGCCATACCGAGGAACTTAGTGAGCCCTTTTCCTGCCATTTTGGCGCCAGCATCTATGGCGTCGAAACTGCGTTTCCAGCCTTTTGTGGTATTTGCTAGTTTACTACCCGATTGTTGAGCGAGAGCTTCGCCCCTGCCGCTGGAAAGTTTTTTTACTCTTTTTTCTAGTAATGAAAGCTGAGCTATTGCTTTAGTGAGCTCCCTAGTTTGGGCCTCAAACTTAATTTTAATATCAACTATTTCATCAGCCATTTGGCACTCCGTGTGAGTTTTAAGTCACGTGAGTGTAAGGCTGCCAAGCTATGGGGGCTCCACCCCTAAGTCTTCGGCTTGCGCTCTTGCTCTTCGCGGTCGTTACTTATAACTTTAGCACAGGCAAGAAGTAGTAACCAGTCATTATCGTCTACGTCCATTAATTCCAATGGACTAACGTGAAATAACTCGCCTAATCTTGCCGCAGATATAAGTGTGGAATCTTCAACTAGTTCGTCGAAGACTCCTTCGTAGGGTCCACAGCAGCAACCGTGTCTGAGTATCCAGCGGAGTCAAGGATTGCCAAAGCTGCGGATTCAACATGTGGGTCAACGCCAAACATCGCCCGAACTGCATCCGGAACCGGCTTCATCGACTCGGTCATTTCGAGAATTTGAGGATGGGCAAAATTGAGATTATTGCCGTTTTCGTCAAAAATCTCTTCATCATCAATGCAGATACCGATGGTGGTGTGGCCGATAACTAGACAAGCAAACTTGAGCGAGTCAAGTCCATTTCTTGAATCTTCACCAGCATTTTTGCGCCAGTTCTTCATCTGCGATTGAGTGATATTGGGGCTCACTTTGAGGCTTACACCCGGGCGTTCTGTCACCTGGATGTGGACTACGGACCGCTCAACCTTTTTCTTGACAATGTTTCTCAGCTTTTCAAGCTGGGTCTCTTCCTTGGCGGCAGGCAACAAGGAATCACGATGAGTTGACTTCTTGTTGCTTTTTCCGTCGTCGGCTTCTTCAGTTACGTATAGTGAATTTTCGCTCATAGAGCAAAAACTATCACATAATTAACCGACTCTATGCAACTAGCTTAAAGTTGGTGCGTTTACGTCCGAGATAGCAAAGGTCAAGGCGAATGTCGCCGGAGCACCCGAAGAAGAGTCACCTTCTGGTTCGGTCATTCCCACCAACAAAGCATTGGAGTAAATTCTGTCGTTTGTGGGGTCTTTGATGTCGCAGCTATAAACAGATACCGTAATGTTGTAGTAACCGGTACCTACATATTTGCGCAGGCCCTGCAGCTTGGCGCCAATGCCAGCAGCAGTATCGGCGCTGGTCATATCGTCGTCGTAGTGTGCCGTCAGTGTAATGTCGCCTATTTCAGATGGAGCGCAGAGAACTGTAGGTCGAGCACTGCCACCTTCGTAGATTTTTTCTACAGAGGCGGTGATTTCTCCACCCGACACCTGGGCAAAGCGAAGATTACCCCACTTGGGAAGGTTCACCTGCACGTTGGTCTGCTGCTTGCCGTTAATGAAAGTGCTTGGAACTATTGTTGCAAGTACTTGTCTCTGTGATACTTTTGCCATTAGCTACTTCCTTCGATTAAACCACTGTTGAAGTGAGGTTAGACTTTACGATATCGATTTCAATTCTGTCACCAATGCTGCTGACACGGACACCGACTCTGGCTTTCACCAAACCATTTGCCAACTGTGAGGTTGGGTTGATTGAGGAATCGCACTTCACGATGTATCCGTTATCTAGCTCACGGCCGTTGGCATCAAATGCTGGGTAAAGAGCACCGAGGTTGCGCATTACCGACAGGATTGACACAAGGCGTGACTCGATGTCAGCGAAAATGGTGTTTCTTCCATCGATTGAGCTGAACACCACATCTTCAAGCGACCGGTAGCACTCTGTAACGATTGAGTTAACAACATCCTGTTGCGTGATATAGCGGAAGTTGTCGTTATCGGAAGAGAGCGAACGGGCTCCATACACGCGAATCGTGTTTTGAATCACTCGAATTGCGTTTACGTTGCCTTCGTCAAGGTCGTCACCGACAACCTTGCTAATGTCAGTCTTGATGCCGGTCACAAACTTGGCCGCTGAAACAATTCCTGCGGCTGGAAGATGTGGTCCGGTCCCATTATGGGCAACGGCGCGCTTTGCAGCGATATATCCAACTGGTGGAATGAATCGTCCTATGCCAGGCACGCTAGTGGGAACTAAAACCCACGGATGGTACAGTGCCGCATGCTCTGAGCCTTCTCCCGTTTGAAGTGAGAGTGCCTTTTCCTTCATGGCGGTAGCAGTTGCGTCTTCTGTTCCAAACAAAATTGCGATTCTGCTATTTGCGTTTGCGTGGTCGATGAGGGCTTCAGCCACAGTGTCGCCGCTATCCTCTGGGCAAACAACAGCGCCCGAGCCGAGAGCGTCATTGAACAACGTAAGCTGAGCGATGTATTCAGCAGAAGTTACGGTGTCATTGTTGTCGTCGCCTGTTCCCAACGCCGTTTCTGCAAGTACTACCGGCTTCAGGGCCGTACCACCAGAAGCAACCGCTGCTGTCACATAGCGAGCAGCAACCGCACTTAGGTTAATTCGTCCGACTGCCTGTGATACTGTCGTTACGCTTCCAGTTGTGTATTTCAAAACGCCGTCGTAGTAAATATCAACTTTGAAGGTTGTTGCGGTTGGGTGCGTTACAGCAACTCCGAC